TGCCAATGGTAATCCACATCAAGAGGCAAACGAGAAAACCTCCTAAAGTGGACGACATGATTTTGAGATCAGTGGTAAGGAACAGCAACAGCCAGAATCCAAAGGCGGAAAAGAAAAGGCGCTCAAAGAATTTGATAATAGGAAGATAGCTTCTCATACGAATTTCCTTTCCGGCCAGTCGTGTTCGCGCCGGGTCTTGTTCCAGTGTTTGGTGTTGGTGAGGAAGCCCACGACGCGGGTGAACGTGTCGATGACGGGCGCGCCGCAGGTGGGGCAGGCGTCGTTCCGGCCCACGGTCATGTGGCCCTGCGCGCAGCGGTTGATCTGGTAGTTCACGGCGAAGTACACGGCCCCGCTTGCCGCCGCGTGGTGGATGAGGGCTTCCATCACAGCCGGGTCCGTGATCGCCGTGGCGACGTTCAGGTGGCAGATGGCCCCGCCCGTGCAGTGCCCGTCGAGCCTGCCCTGCACCCGGATGCGGTCGAGGAGGTCGGCCCCTTCTTCCCACAGCGGGAGGAACTGGTTGGAGTAGAGCGGGATGCCCTCGGGGTTGAGGCCGAGGAGCGCGTCCTTTTTCGCCAGCTTCACGGCGGAGGATTCGGCGGGCACCTGCTCCATGTTGTGCGGCGTACCGAGGAGCTTGGAGAGCTTGGCGTTCGTCTCGTTGATCACGGTGAGCGCGTCTTCGGCGGCTTGCAGGCCCTCTTCGGTCAGCATGTCGAAGCCGAGGATGGACAGGGCCTCATGGAGCCCCGTGAAGCCGCAGGTGGAATACTGGCGGGAAAGGTCCATGAACCCGAGCGAATACAGCGGGAGGGAGCCGCGTTCGATGCGATCCCTGATGAACATGCGCTTGGCGTGATTGATGCGCGAGGCCGTCCCCGTGGACTGGCGCAGCAGGCCGAGGAAGGCGGGGAAGCCGCCGCCCTCCGATGTCCGGGCCAGCCGGGGGAGGTTCAGGGTGACGACGCCGAGGCTGCCGATCTTGGTGGAACCCGCCCCGAAGGTGTTGCTGTAGCCGAGATCCGAGATGGACGAGCGCAGGCGGCAGCACGAGGACAGGGTGGAGGATTCCCCGCAGTAGATGTTGATGAAGCCATATTTGAGGTTGTGGCGGGCGATCTTCTTGAGGAAGGCTTTGTCCTGAATGGTGCGCCCGCCGCCGTCGGAGCCTTGCCCGGCGCTGAAACAGGCCGTCACCACCGGAAAGGTGATGGGGGTGCGGGCCAGCGTCTCGTTGTAGGCGTCGAGGAAGAGATCCTGCACCTTCTCCACGGTTTCGATGTCCGGGGCCGTACCGCCGATGAGGTAGGCGGGCACGAGCTGTCC